CTGGACGACACCCTGAAGACCCTGCTGAAGCCACCGGCAGACACCCAGATCACCTTCCTCAACATCCAGAAGTACATCAACCCCCACTTTGTCAAGGAGCCAAAGGTGGTCAAGCGCAAGGCGACCGAGGAGCCCGAGTCTGCCCCAGCGGCACCCACCGAGCCCAAGGCTGAGCGCCCAAAGGTTGCCAAGAAACCCAAGACCACCGCATCTGCCTAGGCTGCGTAGTTACTTAAAACTAAAATAGTAATGTAATTGTATGGAACTTGTTCCTACACCTGAATTGTCTAGAGAGCGAGTCAACACACTTGTAGGAACTAAAATAAAAGACCTTGCATTGTATCAGCGTGCTTTCACTCACAAAAGTGCGCTGAAGCGATACTCTGGTCTCACCGGATCATACGAAACACTCGAGTTTATGGGAGACTCCGTCTTGGGTTTTATAATTACGAAATACCTTTTTGATTTGTACGAAGAAAAACAGGAGGGGTTCCTCACAAAAGCCAGAACAAAAATGGTCCGAGGAAAAACCCTGTGCGAAATTGCCAAATATCTCGGTTTGCAGAATCTTGTGCTTATGGATGAAAAGGGTGAGCGGAACGGGTGGGTCACAAACGACAACATCATGGAGGATGTGTTTGAGGCGCTTGTCGGGGCTATTTATCTTGACCTCGGGATGGTTCACGCCAAAAACTTTGTGCTCGATGTGTTTTCCCGGGTGGAAACCTCGCTCGAGGATGACAACTACAAGGACCAGCTCATGCGGTGGTGCCAGGTGCTCAAGATGCCCCTGCCCGAATATAATGTGTTGAGCCATAATAACGGAACGTTCTGCATCCAAGTCGTCGTTGACGGACTCGACTGCGGATGTGGCTTTGCGACAACCAAGAAAGAGGCGGAGCAGAACGCGGCCCAAATTGTACTTAAGACGGACCCCCGCTTTAAAAACAAGGAAATCCCCGTCAATGGACCCAAGAATAGAAAAGCTCCTGAAGGCGACCTACTTCGAGCAAAGAAGCCCCGAGTGGCTGGCGCTGAGGGAGACGATGCTGACGGCAAGTGACGCAGCTTCAGCCATAGGAGACAACCCTTATGAATCTCCCGATGGACTATTTGTAAAAAAGGTGGGGCGAAGAAAGTTTTCGGGGAATGCAGCCACCGAGAGGGGAACCATCCTCGAACCCATCGCCAGAGACATATACGACGCCCGATTCAACAAGAAAAGCCACGAGATAGGCCTCGTGCAACACCCCGTGTACCCCTGGCTCGGAGGGTCAGCAGACGGAATCACAGAGTGTGGAAGACTCATCGAGATCAAGTGCCCGCTCACCAGGAAAATTGAAAACAAAGTCCCAAAACACTACATCGCCCAAATCCAATTGAACATGGAAATTCTCAACCTGGACGAGTGCGACTTTATCCAGTACAGACCGGCAGAGGGAGACGCACCCGAAGAGTTTGTAGTCACAAACATAAAGAGAGACCGAGAGTGGTTTTCAAAAAATTTGCCAATTATGAAGGAGTTTTGGGACAGGGTTATCGAGGGGAGAAAGGTTGGGTTTGTCTGCGAAGTCATAGACGAGGAACCTAGGCAGATAGAGCAGAAAGATCCTGTTTGCGAAATAGTAGATGAAGTGCTCGTGCTGCAGGAAGGGGTTGGGGATTCTCAACTGCAAGGAATGCAGTGCGACATTGTGTAGTGGGTGCATTCAATTAGAGACACACGCGTGCCCACAATTGAGTGCTCGTAAACAAGTACTACTCGCAAATCTTGAATCCAAATTAATAAAGGTTGTCGCCCCAAAAGTCCAAAAGTTTACTTGACAATCTTCTTCAACCCAAGACGCTTGAAAATTAATAATAAAACAACAAGTCCGATTATAATTTTAATTGCTCTGTTTTCAAATTCGTCTTTTTCCTTTAGTAGTCTTGGTCTCCCCGGTCTGTCCCATGTGACGACTCCGTCATCGTATTCGTACTTGCGTGCGGGGTACATTCTGTATGGGGCGGGATTCACACTCGCCTCCTTGAGGTACATAGGCCCTGACATATTGAGGCGCTGGGGGTCAAAGTGGTTAATGTCGTCCTCGTCGATGATTGATGGGTACTCCGTGGGGGTCTCATCCATCTGCGTGACATAAGACCCATCCATGTAAAGACCCTTGGGGAAACCGTCGTGATTTATTCCATAGTCTCCTGTCCAGGTTGTTACATTAAACTTGTTTATTTGGATGTCGTCATTTAGTCGAGCAACGCTCGCCATTTAATAAACATCGATATTATTATTTTCCTTGTAGAATTTGGACTGGACCTTTTGTCTGTGGAGTTCCCACATCTCATCCATGTCAATGTTCAGCATATAGGCGAGTTGAAACAGATAGCTAAATACATCCCCCATCTCCATCACAACATCCGTCCCCCTGTCCTTCCTCAGTCCCGTCTTTCGATAAATTCGATGGGCCTGGCGAATACTCGAGGCGAGTTCCCCCATTTCTTCATTCAACAACATCCAAACAATACTGATCGGGGCCTTGTCCCACCCCTTTGACTTGCACAGTGACGCCGTCTCATCCTTAAACTTATTCATCATACATACACAGGTACACACCCTTTTAAGACGTGTCAAACCTGTGAAGCTCCTTTCGGTACCTGTACACCACGACCAACGACCCCATCAACATAGCAAACTCCGAAAACAACTTCCAATTATCTGCTCGCTCCTGATTTCCCGAACGACGAAGTGCCCAAGGCTCAACAATCGCGTTACTCACCAACCGAATTACTCTGTCAAGCGCAAAAAATATGAGAAAACCAAAAAGAATGTCGTCCAGAGCCTTCATCTACTACTTAGAATCCAATTTTAAAATTATTTGGTATCTTGTTTCCGTATGTTGATGTGCTGATTGGTGGTGCGAGTGGTACTGGGTTGCTGGAGATGTCTCTGAGGTACAGGAGTTGCTGGAGCATCCCCGTGCTGATTGTTCCTGACGCCTCCTCAACCACCTTGTCATTCATCTTTTCCACCTGTTGACGCACATTCACATACGGGTTTGCGAGCATATTGATGTAGACACGCTTCATCAGCGCCTGGAGATCTCCGTCATTCTGCTCATCAATCGTGTACCCTGTTTTTTCTCTCATCTTTGAGATTATGCTCTTCTGGATGGTTGCCCGGTTAAACTCGGAAAAGAATGCATCGCTCAGTGGGTTGGGCCAGAACTGAGTCGCCATGTTACTATCTGCTTAGAGAAAAAAACCCTCTATACTACAATGAAGGTTGTCAAGCGGTCCGGTGATGTTGTCGAAATGCTCTTTGACAAGGTGACTCGCCGGATTTCCAAACTGAATTCAGAACCAGAGTTTACAAAGCTGAACATCGAGCCCGACAAGGTGGCCCAGAAGGTGTTTACTGGGATGTACGACGGCATAACAACCTCAGAGATTGATAACCTCGCTTCGGAAGTGGCCATCTCTATGATCACTGAAAACCCTGACTATGAGACCCTGGCGATGCGCATCACAGTCAGTAACCTCCAGAAAAACACCTTCAAGTGCTTCAGCGACGCCATGATTTCTTTGTACTCAAAGGGAGTTGTAAGCGACCTCTATATGAAGTACATTTCAAAGGATGTTGACAGCTGGATCCACCACGAGCGCGACTACAATTTCGGATACTTTGGTATCAAGACACTCCAGAAGGGATACCTAAACGAAGGTGAAACACCACAATACATGTTTATGCGCGTGGCCCTCGCCATCCACGGGGACGACTACCCCCGAGTCAAGGAGTCATACGACTTGATGTCCCAGAAGTTTTTCACACACGCCTCCCCGACAATGTTCAACGCCGGGAGCAAGCGCCAGCAAATGTCGAGCTGCTTCCTGGTGGCAACCAAGGACGACTCCATCGAGGGAATATACGACACGGTCAAGGAGTGCGCCCAAATATCCAAGTGGTCCGGAGGCATCGGATTCCACTGCTCAAATGTCCGTGCAAACGGCTCAAAAATCAAGGGGACAAACGGCGTCGCCGATGGTATTGTGCCTATGCTCCGTGTTTTCAACAACACCGCCAGATATGTCAACCAGGGAGGTGGCAAGAGAAAGGGAGCCTTTGCAGTCTACCTCGAACCCTGGCACGCCGATATTATGGAATTTCTAGAATTGCGGCTCAACCAGGGGGATGAGGAGATGAGGTGCCGCGACCTCTTCACGGCCCTCTGGATTCCCGACCTCTTTATGAAAAAGGTGGAAAAGGACGAGGACTGGCACCTCATGTGCCCATACGAGTGCCCCGGTCTTCAAGATGTCTATGACAAGGAGTTTGAAGAGCTCTACAACACATATGTGGCCCAAGGGCGATTCAAAAGAAAGGTAAAGGCCCGGGATGTTTGGGACGCAGTCCTCAAGTCCCAAGTCGAAACAGGAACCCCCTACATGTGCTACAAGGACACAGTCAACCGAAAGAGCAACCAGCAAAACATAGGAGTCATCAAGTCGTCCAACCTCTGTACAGAGATTATGGAGGTTTCAAACCCGGAGGAGACGGCCGTGTGCAACTTGGCATCAATCAGTCTCCCGGCGTTCCTAAGGGAACCGGATGGTTCACACCCTTATATTTTCGATTTCGACAAGCTCCAAGAGGTGACGGGTGTTGTGACTCGGAACCTGAATCGCGTCATCGACAAGAATTTCTACCCGACCGAGGCTGCTAAAAATTCAAACTTGAAGCACCGCCCAATTGCACTTGGTGTTCAGGGTCTGGCGGATGTGTTTATGATGCTTGGGCTTCCGTTCGATTCTGAGGGTGCGCGCGAGCTGAACAATCAGATTTTCACAGCCATCTACTTTGCGGCTCTCCAAGAGTCTTGTGTGTTGGCGAAAGAGCAGGGGCCATACGAGACTTTTAAGGGGTCTCCCGCTTCAAAGGGTGTTCTACAGTTTGATATGTGGGGCATCAAGAAACCCATATTTGACCCTCTAAAAGAGGACATTATGAAGTATGGTCTCCGGAACTCTCTCTTGGTGGCACCCATGCCAACAGCCTCGACAGCTCAGATTCTGGGGAATAACGAGGCGTTCGAGCCTTACACAACAAACATCTATCTGCGCCGAACTCTCGCCGGGGAGTTTGTGATGGTCAACAAGCACCTCATCAAGGAACTCCAAAAGATTAACAAGTGGAATCCGGAAATTAAGAATGAAATTGTAAAGGCTGGCGGGTCTGTGCAAGGGCTTGATATTCCAGATAAGTTAAAGGAGGTTTATAGGACGGTCTGGGAGATTTCACAGAAGAGCATCATCGAGATGGCGGCCGACCGCGGGGCCTATATCGATCAGTCTCAGTCGCTGAACATTTTCATCGAGAATCCAACACCTTCCAAGTTGACCAGTATGCACTTTTACGGGTGGAAAAAGGGACTCAAGACGGGGATGTACTACCTCAGAACTCGCGCCAAGGCCAAGCCCATCCAAGTCACTGTGCCTATCGTGTGCAGAAAGGAAGAGGACTGTGTAGTGTGCAGTGGATAAACTTATTATTTATTAATATAAATGATAGTACTTTTTATGATACTAATTGTTTTACTTATATTGGTATCAATGTATAAACCAAACACGAGTCTTTATGTTCACCCGGCGAGCCTCTCCAAACCCAGCTTCGACCCTAATTAAAATACCACTATAAAGTATGGCTGGAAATGCGACCAAATTTATTGGGGTCCTCATGAATTCCAGAAACCAGGCCCATGTTTTCCACCTTGCGACAAACTCGTACGCTCAACACAAGGCTCTCCAAAAGTACTATGAAAAAATAGAAGGACTTTTGGATGATTACGCAGAGGCATACATGGGGAAATACGGAAGAATTAACCCTATCAAAATTAATGGTAGGTACATGACAAATTCAGTCAAAGCAAGAGAGTACTTTGCAAAACTCCTGCAAAGAATCAAGTCACTCAAACTTCCAAAGGATACATATCTGACAAATATTCAGGATGAAATTATCCAGTTGATCCGGAAAACAATGTATATGCTTACATTAAAGTGAACTATGGTTCAAAAATTCTTACCACACGATAATGGATCCAGACCATTTGCCGTTTACATAGACAAAAATAAGGTAATTGTTTACAAACAAAAATTCGATTTTGAAAAAAACAAATATATACAAAATGCAAAACCTTCTCTCCAATTTACCTTTTTAAAAGCATTCACGGGGAAAAAGTCAAAATTTGCAAAGTCTCCACAATATAGTTTCCAAAAAGGAAATTCACTTCTGTTCAAAATAAATGCAACTCAGTACTTGTACGTGGGCGAATCTATTTTTACATTTAAACTCCAAAAAGGTGATAAAATTATCAACTATTACTCAGATATTGGAAATAATGATGTACCGTACCCATATGC